TGGTTGAACGGAGAGAAAAGGCTTCACTGGCTCAGCGGGGCTGAGTGGATGCATAACACTTTCTGTGCCGCCATGCAGTCTGGCGCAGTGAAAGATGGGTGGGTGATGGTGCCGGTTGAGCCGACAGAAAACATGATTGTCGAAGGCTTCGAATCCTGGCCTTATGAGTCCTTCAGCGACACAGAGGTGTGGGAAGCATTCCAGGAAATGAGTGGATGCCAGCAGTCGGCACACCTGGCTAAGTTGTGCTGGGCTGCGATGATTGCAGCAGCACCGCAGCAGGACCCGATCTGATGTCCCGTATTTACATAGCCGGTCTTATGACCGGCATATCAACTTTCGCAGAAAAGGAGTGAATCATGGTTAAGCTAACAGAAGAGCGTATTGAACAGTATGCTTTTGATAAGCGGGTATCACTCATTAAAGGGGAGGTGCGGCAGATGGCCAGGAAACTGATAGAGGCGCGCGAAAAACTCAATGCACCGACAAAATCTATTCCTCCACCGCCGCAGGGGCAATTCGCTATTGCCGTTCAGAAAAAGCGAACGCGCAGAGCTGACAGGCCTGGTGAGGCGTTTATAAGAATGCGCCTCAGGGAAGATATGACCGCCCTTGGCTATGTTAGTAAAACACTACGACTGCAAACTGATGCGGTCGGAAAAAGAATCACAATTGAAATAGACAAAGAATCCCGGCAGTTCAGGGCGCGAATTTCTGACGCGGCGGGTACGGGATATAAGATTAGCTCGGGCTTTCAGTTTGCGTGTCCCTCTGGGTATGTTGATGAATGCGGACTTGGACGAATAAAGGTGGAGCTGGCTAAAGACGGTTGGTGGTATGGGGTTTACTGAATAAAAATGAGCATATCTTCTGACTTGTGGAAAATTGTCGACATCCTGCGCGGCGAGGTTAAATCCTCGCAGTACGGGAAGTTTATTCTGCCTCTGATTTTGCTGCGCCGCCTGGAGCAATCCGGCGGAACCGATCGGCTGCAGTCATTAAAAACCCGAAAGGAGCTCACCGGCCACATCGCCTCTCAGTCTGATGACGTCCGGCACATTCTCGCTAATTTCGAGTTTGATGAGACGATAAAAAAATCATCAGACGCCATTGTGGCGTTGCTTACCACAGCGTTCTCCGGGATAGACCTGCATCCGGATAGGGTGTCATCCCACGACATGGGGATGATATTCGAAGACATGATCCACAAGTTCGCTGATGACGACACCGCGGGGGAGTATTACACCCCGCGGGATATCGTTCGGCTCGTCACCGAACTGGTGATCCCACCCACCGTATCCGGCGCAGTATCCATCTACGACCCGACCTGTGGAACTGGTGGCATGCTCAGCGCGGCGGCGGAGGTTATCCACCGGCGCAACCCGGGCGCGCAAATTGCCTTGTACGGCCAGGAGCTCAACCCGGAGTCTTACGCTATCTGCCGCGCTGATATGCTGCTGCAGGGAAGGGCGCCGGGAAACATCGAGCTGGGCAATACCCTGTCAGATGACAAACTCCCGGATCACAAATTTGATTTCATCCTCTCAAACCCGCCCTATGGCGTGGACTGGAAGAAAATCGATAAAGAGGTCAAAGCGGAGCATGTCAGAGGAAGTGATGGGCGCTATCCTGCTGGCCTGCCGCGCGTCTCCGATGGTTCCCTGCTGTTCGTGCAGCACGTACTCAGCAAGCTGTCACCCGGCGGCCGGGCGGGCATAGTCCTGAATGGCTCCCCGCTGTTTACCGGCGGCGCCGGGAGTGGCGAGAGTGAAATTCGTCGCTACATCATGGAAAACGATCTGCTGGACTGCATCATCGCTCTGCCAGCGGACATGTTCTACAACACCGGCATTGCCACCTACATCTGGATCCTGTCGAACGATAAACCCCAGGACCGGAAAGGAATGGCCACGCTCATCGATGCTGGCGAGAAGTTTGAGAAGATGCGGAAATCACAGGGCAGCAAGCGCAACCAGCTCAGCGACGCACACATCGATGAGATCGTTCAGGCGTACACCGGGAACGAACCGGCGGACAAACTGAAAATCTTCCCGTACACCGCCTTTGGCTTTCGCAGGATTACGATTGAGCGGCCGGGAGAGAATGGCAAGCCGGACAAAGAAAAGCGTGATCACGAAAACGTGCCCCTCAAAGAGAAAATCAGTGATTATTTTATTCGGGAGGTTCACCCGCACGTTCCGGACGCATGGATAGACACCACGAAGCGCGACGCAAAGGACGGGCGGATCGGCATTGTCGGATACGAGATACCCTTCAACCGGCATTTTTACGTGTACGTGCCACCCCGTTCACTGGAAGAGATAGATGCGGACCTGCTGAAAGTGAGTGCGGAAATACAGAAAATGCTGGGGGATCTCTTCGGTGAGATTCCGGCAGCCGAATAAAACAAAAAAACCCCAGGCTGGTGGCCTGGGGTTTTTGTTGTTGGGGAACAGCGGATAACCTGGATTTCCGCAGCCGCCCTTGACGTGACAAAATAATAGTAAACTATTCCCCGCAGAACTCAAATGAAAATGTTAGCCAGAAGGCTACAACTTAAGTAGAATCCACCCGTCATGTCATTGCTGTGTATAGGGTTTACGCCGACAGATTTTCCCCGCTGAAACGGGTGGTGCCGTCAGAGCTTAAGCCTGGAGCGCAGCTGCCCTTGATGTGACAATCAACCCGCCAGATTCGGGGAAATGTAAAAGCTGATCTGACAGGCTGCAATCCTCTGCAGAGGAAAACGGATGATGTTAAGCCGACACCTGGTTAAACAGGTAATACGGGTCATCATTGCTGTTTTACAGCTGATCCTGCTGTTCCTGTAATAGCAGGAAACGTAAATAAGGCGCGCCCAGCTTACCGGCTGGCGCGCCTTTAACATTTCCATTCCATCAATCCCATCCTAAATTTAATTTACATAATATTTACATTTCCCGCCCTCCCACTACGACCCATAGACCATCAACCCCGAACAATCAAGAATCAGGCGTTAATCGCATCAGCAGCTATTGACAATCAATCCCACCTTCAAACTGTGGTTAATCGATCGGTAAAACAGATCGATAACTTCAATTCGATCTACGGAGCCTATTAGACACATCCAGAAACAGCATCTTAAATGAAACTTCAGCGCTGAAAGGTAAAACGGAAAACCCCCGGCAGGGGAGGATCAATCCTTTGGGATTTCATAATGAAAATTGAAGACTTGATTGATTTTTTGGTTTCGCATGGAGTTGGAGAGTATCAGGTGAGCGTGCTGCCGGATAATCGATGCATCGCGCGCCCACTTACCGAACGTCAGATTATTGTTGAGCCTGAAATGATTATGGAAATGATCGCCAAGAGGGATGCAAAGAACAGCCGACTTGATTTATAATAATCAAATCAGCCTGAACAACTGATACAGCCTTTAGCGCCATCACCGGAGTAATGTGATGACGCCTACAACCGCAATACCCAATTCACACCGCGCAAATCATGGCGGTGTTTCTGTTCGTGCTGGCGGTGCCGCATGAGCAAGAAACACACCTATAAAACCAAATCCGAACAAATCCACCTCGATCGCGTTGCGGCGCTGGGCTGCATTGTCTGTCGCAATCTGAACCTGGGCGAAACACCCGCGGAAATTCACCACTGCAGTAAAGGCACGGGCCTGTCTGTACGCGCTGATAACTTCCACGTAATTCCTCTTTGCCACATCCATCACCGTGGCGGTGGCCACGGCGTTGCCATTCATGCTGGCCGTAAAACATGGGAGGCGCACTACGGCACAGAAGGCGAACTGCTGGAACAGGTGCGCGCAGAAATGGGGCTGCCGTCATGACTCATCCGATTATCATCTTCGAACTCCGCCGCAAATGGCACCAGCTGCGCCGCTTTCATATCGCCAGCTCTGTGCTGGTGGACTACCGCATATTGAAGAACTACGCCGCCCGTTTACTGAAGGAAAAGAAATGAAACTGGAAGCCATCGTTAAATATTTCTCCCCAAAATCCATGACGCCCGGCGCGGTTCCCTGCGGTATGACGGCTGACACCCTGACCATCACTGATGTAATGGCTTCACTTGGCATGGTCGCTGCGCAATCAGCGATCGGCATTGAGCTCTATCTGGCAAAGGCGGGCGTTCTGCCGCCGGATAGCATCACGAACTACATCGAGCAACTGGCGACTGAGCGCAGCAAGAAAAACCGTGCACTGCAAAAGATGGGAACGCACCGCCGCCGCACATTCCTGCGCACCCTGGCGGAATACGTGTTCCGTGATTACTCGCTCAGCGCCGCCAGCACAGCGAAATGCGATTGCTGCAGCGGTACCGGATTTATTGACGCTGAGGTGTTCACGATGAAGGCCTGGCGCGTGCGTGATACCTGGCTCCCGCAGGAGCAAGACAGGGAGCAGATCCGCGTTATATGCAAACCCTGCAGCGGGAAGGGCGCTATTAAGAATGAATGCCGCTGCCGTGGCCGCGGTGAGGTGCTCGATAAAGAGAAAACAGATCTGCAGGGTGTGCCGGTGTATTCGCAGTGCAAACGCTGCGCCGGGCGCGGATACCCACGATTAAAGGACACGGAGATATTCAAGGCGCTCGGCATTCCAGAAACAACATGGCGGCGCAACTACAAATTATTCTTCGATAGGCTGGTGGAGCATTGTCACATGGAGGAAGCCAGCGCAGAAAATGCCCTTGGCCGTGTGACGCATTGATTGACAGAAATCAGCATCCGGGATTATATTCGCCGCACGCCAGCAAAATCTGGCGTCGGGATTGGCGTCCTGGTATCAGTAAAGCGCATAACCGCGCTCAGCGGTTTTTTTATGCTTTAAGCACAGCTACATCCGAATAATGGTGGGGCGTGCAGGGGCGGAGAAATCCGCGCCGGGTCTTTACTGCCGGTTACGCCAACCCTGTACGTCTCACCACCTCCTGATTGGCGTCAGCGGTGGTGATAATCCTCTACAGTAAAGGGCTATCCCATGACCACCTTAATTTGTTCTGCTACCCCACACGTTGCTATCCGCGCAAATCGCGTAGTCACCGATTCTATTTCTGTCGCTGAATTTTTCGAAAAGCGGCACGATAATGTTATGGGTAAAATTCGCGCTGTAATGGCCGAATGCGATCCCTCCTGGCGTCTCCTTAATTTTACGGAGACGTCCTATCAGCGCGAAAATCCCAACGGCGGACCTGGAATCTCCACTCCAATGATCGAACTTACCCGCGATGCGTTCGTACTGATCGCTATGGGGTTTACTGGCAAAAAGGCGCTTCAGTGGAAAATTCGTTACATCGAAGCATTTAACGAAATGGAGGCTGAGCTGCTTCGCCGATCAGTGCCGACCTACCCACCGTTCTCAGCCGACCACGCCAACCGCACCGAATTAATCTACTACCATGACTTTAAGCCCATCTTCTGCCGTGTACTGCGCTCTGATGAAATAGTGGCAACACCGGAATCGATAAAGGAATGGATGGAGATGCGCGGGCTGATATTTTTCACACGTGAAGAACTAAAGAACATGACCTACGGGCAGTGGCTTGTGCTGGTGGAGTAGACTGATAAATAACCACTTGAACAATGTGCCATTGAAAAAGTGGCGGAAATTGGCTACGCTGTTTCTAACGATGGGAAATTACGCCCGTTACGTTACAAGCATCGCAGGAAGCGCAATGGAAAAGATTGAGAACCCCAAAGAATTTGCGGAGTGGCTGCGAGACATCGCGCAGCACATTGAAGAGAGCAGTCCTCTGATTAAGTTGGTCAGAACGGAAAATAAAAACTCTGACAATGGCGACGCTATCAAGCTCATAGAGCTGACTTTCAACACCCCACGACGCTGACAATCGCACATCATCAAACCTCGCTCCGGCGGGGTTTTTTCGTTTCTGCTTTCCGAAAATCCCACTGTTACCTCATTCCTTACCGGATTGTCGTTAAATCAGGCAGCGGGATTTTCAGAAAGATAACTGCCATCAGTACTCCTTCCCCGGTCACTTCCGGGGTTTTTTATTCCCGATGCCCGCCACTGCGCGGGCATTTTTTATGGACCAAACAAAATGCCACACAAATCTGGCGCATTCCTGGAGTGGCTGCGGCTGTTATTTTCCACCCCACATGAGGCATTAGATATCGCGCTTACTCTGGTTCTGGGTGAGCTGGGCCGCTGGTGTCTGGGTGGCGGAAAGTTCCGTGAACGCCTGGGCGACCTGATTATTTGCCTGATGCTGTTTTATCTGGTCAGACCGTGGATACCAGTTATTCCGCCAGTGTTTGGTGTAAAGGTGTTGCCTGGCGCTGTGGCAATCGCCATCGCGCTGCTGGGTAGTCACGGCGTCGGTCAAATCCTCGCTTTCTACTTTAAAAAACGAACAGGCATTAGCCTGACAGGAGAAAAGAATGGGTAATGTATCGCCGCATTTTAATCGCAGTGAATTTGCATGTAAGTGCGGCTGTGGCTTTACCGCGGTTGACGTCGAACTACTGGATGTTCTGGAAGATGCCCGCACGCACTTCGGTGCGGCCATCACACTGGATTGCGCCTGCCGCTGCGCGAAACACAATGCTGAAGTCGGCGGCGTTCCGGACAGTCAGCACCTGCAGGGCATTGCCGCAGATATCAAAGTATCCGGTTATTCCCCGGCGGTCGTCGCTGATTACTTCGAGAGTCAGTACCCGAATAAATACGGTGTAGGGCGTTATAGCTCGTTCACACACATCGATGTTCGACCGAGTCCGGCGCGCTGGAACGGCTAACGCTACCCACTTAAAAAATGACAGCCTCGCAGAAGCGGGGCTTTTTATTACCTAAAAACCAACAAACGAAACTAAGGAACTAACTATGTACGCACTGAAACTGATCACTGTAACTTTCGACGGTCGCCAGGTTGAGACCTCTCACATTCTGGGTAAATGGTATCGCCTTGAAATGCCTCCGGAGGGTGTGCCGGTAGACGTTATTGCGCGTGTTGAATATTCCAACGATGTGGGCGATATCCCATGCTTCGATATTTGCCGCACTGATGAGGCATATATCACGCTACTGACCGGTGAAACCGTTCGCCATGTTGTCCGTGGTGATGCTCAGAAGCGCTCCGAATTGGCCGCGAAGCTCAAAAAGGAAGTGGAATCCCAGCCCCAACCGAAGAGCTCGATCCCTGCGCTTTCCCGATAGTCACTACAGAGCGTCATTCCGATGGCGCTCGATAATGATTACTGAGGGCGAAAATATGTTAAGTGGCGATAACCCACGGCCATTTCCGCCAGTTAATTTTATCAATTCTGATAACTGGCTTCCTTACACGCGGCTAATACCGGCCAGTGAGGTTTGGGAGTGGGTAAGCAATCAAATTCTTAGCGATGCCGGAGGCATTCATAACCCTGACCACATCCACCTGATTGATGCCGATCTCTGTTTTATGTGGGCGTCAGACTCGTTCGCGAAAAAGGGGCGTGTGGTGCTCGGTCAGGCTGAACAGGTAATGCTGCGCGCCGGTGGCTGGCAGAAGGCCAGAATGGAACAGCAGATGTATGAATGGTTCGGGCGTATCCCGAAGTTCATCATCACGCTGGCAGCCGACTACTGCTCGCAGTGCAACGATCTGGAATTCTGCGCATTGGTAGAGCATGAGCTTTATCACATCGCTCAGGCCACTGATGAATTTGGCGCGCCGAAATTTAATCGAGATACCGGCATGCCTACACTGACGTTGCGCGGCCATGATGTGGAAGAATTTGTAGGTGTTGTACGGCGCTACGGTGCCAGCACAGAAGTACAGGAGCTCATTGATGCTGCGAGTTCACCGGCAGAGGTATCCCATATTAATGTCGCCAGGGCATGCGGAACATGCATGTTAAAGATAGTCTAATTTTTGGACAGGTTTGGACGAGGTTAATAAATGGCCGCTCTTAAATCAGAGGTGAAAGCCTTTATCGTTCAGATGGTTGCTTGCTATGACTCCCCCTACCAGGTGATGGAGTCCGTCCAAAAAGAGTTTGGGATAGCAATCACAAGACAGCAGGTTGAATCCCATGATCCGACAAAGGTCAGTGGGCGAGGATTAGCAAAAAAGTGGGTTGATATGTTTCATCTGGTCCGAGAGCGATTCCAGACAGAAACCAGCGATATACCGATTGCGAACAAAGCCTATCGACTACGGGTGCTTAACCGCATGTCGCTGAGGGCCGAGGAAATGAAAAACCTTGGCATGACCGCGCAATTCCTCGAGCAGGCTGCAAAGGAGTGTGGTGACGCTTTCACGAACAGGCAGAAGCTTGAGCATTCTGGTCCGGGTGGTGGCGCGATTGAAACGATCACCATGAACAAAGAGGACTATAAGGCTGCCCGGCAGGAGATGATGGAGGATGACGACTGCTGAGCAAAAGGCATTCGCACGCAAAGTAGAGTGCGAAGAAGACGGCATGTATTTTGCCCGCTATTTTTTCAAGCAACGCACTGGCGGAAAGATGATTGTCGCCCCTCATCATAAGGTGATCCAGAAAACACTGGATCGCGTCATTGATGGTGAAATTCAGCGCCTGATCATTAACGTTCCGCCCGGGTACACAAAAACCGAACTGGCAACGATAAATATGATGGGGCGCGGCCTCGCACTTAACCGCCGCGCTCGATTTATGCACCTGTCTTACTCGCACAATCTGGCATTGCTCAACTCATCTACCGCACGCAGCATGATTAAGTCACAGGCTTTTCAGTCTATGTGGCCCATGTCACTGCGAGATGACGCTGATAGCAAAGCCATGTGGTGGACAGAGCATGGGGGCGGAGTTTACGCATCCTCAGCCGCCGGACAAGTTACGGGTTTCCGTGCCGGACATATGGAGCCGGGCTGGCAGGGGGCGCTAATCATCGATGACCCGGTTAAGCCTGATGATGCTTATTCGGAAATCGTCCGTGACGGGGTAAACAACCGATTTAACGAAACAATCAAATCCCGACTGGCCGTCGAGACAACGCCGATGATTGTGATCATGCAGCGTATCCATTATCACGATCTCAGCGGCTATTTATTGCGGGGTGGTTCAGGGGAAAAATGGCATCACCTAAATCTCCCGGTGATTATCGATAACTCCCTGGAGTATCCGGCAGAGAACACCCACGGCATTCAGATCGAACATGGCTTGCCTGATGGCTGGCTCTGGCCATTCAAGCACAACGAATCACACCGCACATCCTTGTTTGCTCATCGGCGCACCGCTGAGGCGCAGTACATGCAGAACCCGCGGCGCTTTAATGCTGAGGGCGCCCTATGGAATGAGGCGATTATCACTGCCGCCAAAGACCGGCGGCCGTGGGTGGACCTGAAGCGAACGGTAGTTGGTGTGGACCCGGCGGTGACAAACGAAGAGGGTAGCGACAGCACCGGTATAGTTGTTTGCAGCGAATACGGCGGCGGCAATGCGCGCGGTTATTCGGTTGATGCTGATTACTCCGGAAAATATAGCCCCAGCGGTTGGGCGCAAAAAGTCATTCAGGCTGTGGATATTCATGATGCTGACGCTGTTGTAGTCGAAGTAAACCAGGGCGGCGATATGGTTGAATCCACGCTCAGAAACTCGGGTTATGAGGGGCGCGTTATTCAGGTCAGAGCGTCAAAAGGTAAGTTCGCCCGAGCTGAGCCCATCGTGGCACTTTACGAACTGGGCAAGGTGAAGCACGGCGGCGGCCTTTACGAACTGGAGAATCAGCAGCTGGAATACGTACCGGCCACTTCGAAAAAATCACCTGACCGCATTGATGCCCTTGTCTGGGCGATGTCAGAACTCCACCAGCCGCAAACCTTCAACCTCTCTGATTTTGATTTCGACGATTAAGGATCATCATGGCTTTTAAATTCTGGCGCTGGGGTAGTAGCACTCCACCAGCAGGCTTTTCGCCACCCGCTGGAGTGTCTCCTGAAACCAGTGATGCACTGGGCGCAGTTATCACCCCGCAGGAAATGTATGACAACGGCGGAATCTCGGCGCGCATTGTGGATGTGCTGGCGGAAGAAATGACCCGCGCTGGGTTTGAGCTTTCTGATATCTCTGATGCCATGAAAAAGCAGTCAGATCAGGTGATGAAAAATATCGGGTTTGAAGATGTCCTTACCCGCGCCATCCGAGAGGCAAGCATTTCAGGCGGGGCCATTATCTTTTTTGGCATCTCAGGATCAGCCGATCAGCGCGCCCCGGCCCCAGTGACAGGCGAGGTCATTTTTTGTCGCGTGGTGGGTAAAGAAAGTATTGCGGTGCAGGACCGATACGGCAAAGAGAATTTGGCAAAAATAGGCCAGCCAAAAATCTTGCAGCTCAATTTCGCCGATGGGAGCTCTCTGGATGTTCACGAATCTCGGTGCGCGTTTTTCTACGGAGCGCCAGCGTCAGAGTCAAAGCGCCAGCAGAACGAGGGTTGGGGCAATTCGCTAATCGATACCTGCAGGGATTCCATCAACAACTACGAAAGCGGGCTGAAATGGGCAAACCGCATTATTGAGCGCAATCACCAGGGTGTGCTCAAGTCACCCGACCTCGGGAAGAACATTAAGGACAAGGCCGGGCGCGCACTGATGATGAAGCGCCTCATGAAGCTGGATATGTTCCGCGGCCCCACCAACACACTGGCGATCGACAAAGAGGAGGAATACGAGATCAAGGCGGTTGCCCTGACCGGCACAAAGGACATCCTCGATAAAAACAAGGAAGCCCTGTCCGCCGATTCCGGCATTCCTCAGCTCGTACTCTTTGGCGATCAGCCAAGCGGCATGAACGCCACTGGCAGTGTATCGCTGGAAATCTGGTACGGGCGGGTAGGTCAGGCGCAGCGAACGCAATGCGCACCGGCCATATCAAAGCTGGTGGAATTCCAGACCGGCACAAAGCCAGAGATAACGTTTAACCCACTTCACGTTGCATCTGATAAAGAGCAGGCCGACACGCGCAAAGTTAATGCGGAGGCCGACAAAATCTACTGGGAGTGCGACAGCGTTTCTTCTGGCGAGCTGCGAAAAAAAGTGGCTGATTATTACGGGGTTGATCCCCGCGTGCAGGTGAACAATGGCGGAGACGAAAAAGACCAAACAACCGAAGCAGGGAAAGAAAAGCAAAAAGGAGGCGACCCGCTGGCTATATCCTGAGAGCGTTAATATTGATTATCAGTCGGTGCTGTTCAGCAGCCTCGATGACTGGTTCAAGAAAATTAATGAGCAGCTTTCTCAAGCCCAGATCCCCCTGGATTTTTTATCTTCCATCTCCACGCTTTCATATCTCTCCGCCAACTTTGGCGCAGATGCCATTAACGAACTTGCCGGTTTCTTCAAGCAGGTAGCCATTACCAACGATGGTTACTGGGTGAAGATGGTCAAAATCGGCACCAATACCGATCTGGCCCCGGCGGAAGTGAATTATGCGCCGGGTGATTCGGTCATTATCGGTGACACCACCGGTATCGATGTTTACCGATCGGAACCATGGCTGCGAGAAATGCAGACCACCTGGGTACAGGAAAACACCCAGCTCATAAAGTCCATTCCCAAACAGCATCTCGATGATGTGGCAAAGATCACCCAGCAAGCCGTCGATGAAGGCTGGCGCATTGAGAAGCTGAGAAAAGCCATTCAGGACCGGTTCCACATCCCTGAAAACCGCGCAGTGCTAATTGCTACCGACCAGACGGGGAAAGCCAACAGCGCTGTCTCTATGCAGCGCATGCGCGATTACGGGATCCGGAAATATAAATGGCGTGGAGCCATGGACTCCCGCGAGAGAAAAGAGCACGTGGATCGCGAAGGGGAAGAATTTGATATTGACCATCCGCCAGAAGATGGGCCGCCGGGATATCCAATACGGTGCCGCTGCTGGCCGGAGCCTGTTTGGGATATTGCAGCATGACAGAGACGATTCTATTTAACGATCGCTCGACGATTCGAGCGACCAGGACGCCAGAAGGATTCCTGATCGACACGCCAATTGTGGGGCGCGTGGGCATCCAGAATTACCTGCAGGAGGACGGCTCCACATTACGCCTTCTGCGCCCGCCTGATGAGGTGTTTTCCAAAGACTCACTGGAGAGCATGCAAGGTAAGCCGATCACCATGGGGCATACGTTCGTCAGTGTGGAGAACGCACGACAGGCGACGATCGGCGCGACATCCTCCGCGGGATTTCGGGACGGTAATTTTGTCAGAACGAAAATCTCAATTTTTGTTGGCGATGCCATTGAGTCAATCCTTTCCGGAGACACGCAGGAATTATCCCTTGGCTACGGAGCGGTAATACACCCAACCCCTGGCTGGTGGAACGATCAGACTCTGGAAATTATCTGGAAGAGTGATTCGCCATCACTCCCGGCCAACCTCCCGATTGCTGACTGGCAGGAATTTGATGCTGTTCAGCGAGATATCCGCATTAACCATCTGGCAGTTGTTCAGCGCGCCCGCGCGGGACGAGCAGCCCGCTTAAACGTAGACGAGGACGATATGACCTTAGTGAAAGTAAAAATCGGCGATGCCGAACATGAAGTGCCGGTAGCAGTAAAAACGCAGCTGGATGCACTGCAGGACGCACTTACCCAGGAGCGCAGTAAGAAATCGACCAATGAAGCAGCGTTACAGGGGTTGCAGGCCAAAATCGACCAACAGCAAGCCTTGATTGATGGTTTTGGTCAGGAAAAGGAAAGCCTGAAAAAAACGTGGCAGGCAGAAAATAAAATCCGCGCCGAACTGGAAGTATCAGCCAAACAATTCGGTGTTGCCTGTGACTCTCTCAGCAATAAAGAGATCAAGCTGGAAATGCTCAAGCGCGCCGGTGCGGGTGATCTGTCCGAAAAGCCTGATGCTTACATTGATGCAGCTTTTGACCTGCGTAAGCCGATGTTTGGTGCTGATGCGGCTGCGTATGGCATTGGCGATGGCTTTGGCGGTGGCATGCGCACAATGAGCGGCGCAGATCCTCTGGATGTGGCTTACCAGAATTCTTATACAGCGAAACAGGAGTAAAAAATGACCATGAAAGTTGATTACACGTTCGCGCCAACGCGCGCACGTCCGGGCATGGCATATGGTCAGTACAACCAGATCGCCACGTATAGCACTGGCGCAAATGGCGTCAAATCCGGCGCAGTCGTCAGTTATGCCGATGGCGCCGTTACGAATGGCGGGGCTATTCCTGCGGGAATCGTTGTTGACTCTGTATCACTGCTGGGTCTTGGATTTGCAGATCAGTATGTGAATTCCTGCTGTTCCGTCCTGGAGCAAGGTAAGGCGTGGGCGCTAACGAAGGACGGAAAGACTTTCGCTATCAACGATCCCGTTTCCTATGACCCGCTAACCGGAGAGCTTGATCCCGCCGGGACGGAGATTTCTGGCTGGGTCGTCGTCGGTGGAACGCATGACAATCGCACGCTTGTGCAGGTCATCCCGATGCGCAAGACAGATACCGCCCCAGCGCAGTCACTACAGGGCGCTAAAAAGCCTTCAGATAAAACCGAGTAAGGAAGCATCATGACTCAACAGCAAGTTTCTCCGCGCGTTCTGCGCGCCATTCAGTCCACTAACCTGTTCGATTCTGCGGAATCATACCGGGCAGCCGGGCAGTTAACTGAAATTATCTCTGGGACGTACACGTTGAAGATGCCGCCACTGGCATCTGGCAACATGTTCATCGTCGATAACACGCCGGATCCGGGCCTTGAACGACTGGAGGTGACGCGCGTCGATATGATTGGTGGCGCGAGTGAAGATAACCGCAATGGCGGTAACTCTTATGACCGTGTTGATCTGGTTGAAACGTCTGATGGCCGCCGCGTAATCCGTTACACCAACGTTTACGGATTCTCTATTGATGAAATTGAGCGCGCAGCCAAACGTGGCGTCCCGCTCCAGGGGACCAAAGCCCAGGCAACCCGTTACGTTCACAACCAGAAATCAAACGATCTGGTGTTCAATGGTGCTGTTGGCGTTGAGGGGCTGTTAAACGATCCGAACATCCCACAGGTTAACGCGCCGAAAAAGCTGAGCGCCATGACGGGCGAAGAACTGCTGGATTTCCTCAATCAGCAAATCCTGGCGGCCACAAAACAGACCTTCGGGCGCTTCGTTATCGACTCCATCGCTTCCACTCCCACAGCAATGTCTGCGATTGGCACGAAGTTGATCACCGGTACCGCGGCCACCGCCGCGAGCGTTCTTTTTTCCACTGGTGGCAGCTCAATCACCAATCGTTACAACGCGTATGAAATGTCCAAAGACGGCAGCGACTACATGCTGGTTTACGCAAAAGATCCAGTGGCGGGCAAAGTGCGAAACCCACTACCGTTCCGCCAGTTGCCACCTCAGTATGCGGGCACCATGTTGGACATTTACTGCATGTCCGCAAGCGGTGGCCTGATGATTTCAGAGCCAGGCGCATTCCTGCTCATTAAGGGGGTGTGATGGAAATTCCGGCTGATGTTCAGGCTGTCATTGTGATAGTGAGAGTGGTCGGGCCGGAGTTTGCTGATGTTCCGGATGATGTAGTGGCTCAGTGGGTGATCATGGGGCGTGAGTTCCTTCACGATCCAGAAAACTATAAAAGCTGGAACATGGCCCAGGCATACATGGCATGTCACACGATGTGGCTGAATGGCCTGGGTATTACATCTACTGGCGGCGGTGGCGGTAATCAGCAAACGGCAGGAGCCATTACAAAATACAAAGCAGGCAATGTCGAAATCCAGTATGCCAATACCTCCTCGAGCACCACCACGGAGGGGAACGATTCAGGCAATGACTCTTATGACGAATGGCTGGAGAAAACGACCTATGGTGAAGCGCTGATGGTGTTGGATATCGGCGGCATGGGTGGATTAACCCGCTGGGGGTAGTGGTGGATAATCGTCCTGACCTGACAAAAGTAAACGAGCTTTTTGCGCGCATTCTGGAGCTGGGTAAGTACGATATTGCCGTGGGTGTGCCAGCCAGTAAATCGGCGCGCGGCGATGAGTCCGAACTGAATAATGCTCAGATAGCTGCGGTCAACGAACTGGGCTCAACCGATGGGCGGATCCCTGAGCGTTCATTTATCCGCTCGACGTTAACTGAAAACCGCAATAAATATGCCCGCATGATGGGGCAGGTTGCCAGAAGAGTCTCGGAGGGGCAGGACGCTCCAGGAATAGCGCTGCATCGAGTTGGCTTTATCATCTCCGCAGATGTGAAGCACAAAATCGCCACTGGCCCATTCATCCCCAATGCACCATCAACCATCAAGCGCAAAAAATCCAATAAACCGCTGATCGACAAAGGGCAGCTCGTTCAGTCCATCGATCACGTAATTAAAAAAAGAGGCGCATAAGTGATTATGAATCTACGAACGGTCGTAACTGGACCGTTAAGCCAGAAATTTTCTGTCACTCATCCAGTGAGTAATGACTGGTCCGCTGGCACGGCGGGTGACAATCAGGGTGTTATTGCGCCAGCGAGTAAAGACGAAGCCAAATTTTTACCCGAAGGCACGCGGCTGTCTCAGTCCATAAGCGTGTATGCCGCCAAACGCTTTGGTTTTGGCGATCTGGTTTCCTGGTTAAACAATAACTACAAAATCGTTCACTATCAGGATTTCAGCGATTATGGGTATCACTACTGTCTCGCGGTTCGAACTGACGAACCTTCAAACCCTGATCAGTCAGGCTTTGTCGACGTCTGAGCATACGGTTCTGGTGAAAGCCAGAAATTCCGGTGAGGCGGTGACCGGCGCGCCATTTATTACCGTGAATATGCTTGAGGGGTATGAGCCTGGGCTACCTCAGCGGCGGCAGGTTGATGACTTTACGGAAGAAATCACTGAGCATCGGGTGGTGATTATCCGCATACAGGGCTATGGCTCAGGTGCGTTCACCATCCTTCAAAGGCTGAGGGCCTGGTTTGGTAGCTCCCCCGGGATGCAGATGCTAAAGCAAATCGGGGTTTCCTCACCCAGCATAGATTTCCCTAAGGATATATCAGCTGCTGTTTCTACAGGATTCGAGGAACGAGCACTGATGAACGCCACGATCTCTTACGCTGACGTTTACCGCATTGAGCAGGAAACCATTGCCGAAGTGCCGTTCTCCGTCATTACCGATGACCCGCCATCTCAAACCGATTTTACCGTTATCATTCCGGAGTAAATATGTCTCTATCCATTGGCAACGTGGTTAACGTTATCGTTAATCCACCGGCTGACGTTGTCTCGTCCGCCAATTTCGGCACGGTTGTACTCTTTTCCCCGGCGGCCGTAGATGTTCTGACGGCCCCGGAAATGTACCGTCAATACTCAACCCTGAAGGCGTTTCAGACAGATTTCCCTGAGGCTGATACTGATGAGTATTTCACGACGACCGCGGAATACTTTTTCGACCAACCTAAGCGTCCACAATATCTGTACGTCGCAGCCTGGGACGCGGAGAACGTCACCAAGCCCCAGAAGTTGTCCGAGGCTTATTCTGCATTGCATCAATCGTGGGATGGGTGGTATTGCGCCTGTCCGGTCGGAGCGGTGGCCTCACCGGCTGATCTAATGTCCGCTTCAGAGTGGATTCAGGCTGCAGGTAAAATTCAGGCGCTCACCGATAGTGCCGCAAGCGATATTGAGCCAGCCACCAGCACACTTAAGCCGCTGATTGATGCCGGGCTTTATCGCACACTGGTACTGTATATGTCTGGTATTGCCGATGGCGGCCCGTCACCGGTAGTGTCTCTCGCGGCCTTGTTATGCTCCATCGATTTCGATGCGGAAAACAGCATGCTGACGCTGAAATTTAAAGATCTGCCGGGCGTATCTGTTGATAACTCCATCGATGATACCGCCGCATCCAAATTAACCACTCAGGGTGTGAACTACTTCACCACGTTCGGCACGAAACGCATGGTGGCGGAAGGCTGGATGCTCGGCGCCACAATGTGGGCTGATGAAGTTATAGGGCTCGACTGGCTGCGCAATCAACTGCAGGTGGATGTGTTCAATGCACTCTCTGAACGAAATAAAGTGCCGCTTACCGATCCTGGCGTTGCCGAAATCATGGATGCTGCTGATGCCGTGATGAAGCAGTCAGTACGTAATGGGCTGGTGGCCCCGGGGGCGTGGGATGGTGATCCGGTCGGAGCCGTGAAAACAGGGGATTATCTGGAAAACGGGTATTACATCTACGCCGATTCTGTTTCCACCCTCTCTGTAGATGACCGCAAGGCGCGAAAATGCCCACCCATTGCGATCCTCGCCCATCTTGGCGGTGCTGTTCACAGCGTGAATATCGTCGTAAACACTAACCGCTAAGGAGTAGCCATGTTATTCGATATCAAACAAATCAGCCTGGTGCTGAACGGGCGCACCATCACGGGGTTCACTACCGATAATGATGCGCTCGACGTGTCATTTAACAATGACGCAGGTAAATGGACCATCGGTGCGCAGGGGAAGGGGGTCTGGGTGGCAAGCCCTGACGCCTCAGGTAAATTGACGATTAAGCTGCTGCAGCAGCACGCGGATAATTCATGGCTGGCGAATCAGATGGCGCTTCAGCGAAGTGATCCCAAATCATTCACTGCCTATGGAATGAACATTCGCGATCTGCTCAATAATGACCTGGTTACCGGGAGCAAGGGTTATCACTCGACCCCAGCGAAATACACCCGCGGTGGGCAGCACAACCCCGGGACGTGGATTATTGAATTTGAGTCTATCCAGCAGGTCCTCGGCCTGCCATTTGAGAATTAATAATGGAACAGCGTAAAGAAATTGTGCTCGACGGCATTACGTATTTCATGACCCCTGCTAACGCGTACACAGCATGGGAGAACATTCAGATGCTGCTGGGCGCTATTGGGCGCTCGAAAATGGATCGCCCTGGCGATGGGTCTATTTCAGGCATGATCGGCCTGGCGTTTTCTGTGATGGATAAACCAGAGCTGGCAGCTGTACAGCGCATGGTGTTCGAGTTCACCGTGGTGAAGCCGGAAACTGGCGCACCGGCCAAACTCATTGACTGTGGCGAAACGCACTTCAACCAGTACCGATCGCATTTACCGATTTTGCTGGTGGAGGGGGCGCAATACCAGTTCGGGGATTTTTTTACTGGTATCCGCGACGTGCTCAAAGATCTGTTTCCGGGACTGGGGCAAATGACGGAATTTCTGGAGAAATGCCGCTCGCTGGTGTCCTCCGATCCGACGACGACTCCGGAGAAGTTGACTGGTTCATCTGGACGCCAGTCATCAGGGAAAAAGCCTCGCTCACGGAGCTGAAAACCACCTGGTCTCTCTCTGATCTGATGGCCTTTCATGATGCTCTGGTGGTAGCGGATAAGATGCAGGAGCGGGAATAGAATTGGCCCGCGGTGCGGGCCATGCTCTTACATGAAAGTTTCTTGCTTATGGGACTGCTTGATATTCGTAATAACCTCAGCAAGCGCTGCATCAACTGGTTTGAATAGCGATTGATTTGGCTCGATTGTGAATGTTCGGCTATCCACTGTCAGCGGGAATGCACCCTGCAATTCACTGCCATAAACAATTCGAGATTCAATTTTTACGGCAAAACCTACGGTTGATGTAATGTCCAGACCCTTAATCTTATCCTTTTCAGCTTTGCTGGAATTGACCTCCTGAATGAATCCTTTGAGTTGTTGTTTAAATTCTTGCTCAGCGGATTCAGGGCTGATACCAGTCAAATGAATAACGGGTGTTTCATTTTTTAAACCAAACTGTGTGGCAACTTCTGGGGAAAGGTCAAATCTGATTTCGCTTTCCTTGCCCATATAAATGGTTACTTCAATAAATTCGCGCTCGCTGTTGACTTTACCCAGGCGCACAGCGCCACCCTCGACATTAAGGATGTTTTGGGACGGGTCTGGCGAAAAACTGTGTTTAATACCTTCGATGTTGATCAACGCTGCACTAATGATTAGCCCTGCTGAAATAATTGTCGCACCCAACGCCTTATTCATGACATTTCTCCATTATTAAAAAAGCATATTTTATTTATTGCCAGCTAATATGCTGCACATAAAAGGCGCATTATGATCATTAATGAGTTTCTTTACGCGCTTGGCTTTAAAGTCGATGAGTCCGGCGCTAAATCTTTTGTTTCTGCGCTCGGTGGAGTTGATCAGGCTGCGCAACACAGCACTAAATCTATGATGCACGCTGTTACCGCCGGTACGCTGCTGGCCCACGGACTGGAAAGGGCTAGTGAACTGCTGGGCGAAGTCGGCCATAGCTTCCTCGAAAATGCTGAGCACATCGAGAATGCCAGAGTCACTATGGAGGCGCTGTACACCACAGCGGCTGAAGGTGACGAAAAATTTAAGTGGCTGTGGGCGTTCGCGCAGAAAAACCCGGTAATGGGGATGGATGCAGCCACTGAGATTTTCATGGCGCTTAAAAATAACGGCATCGATCCTACCACTGAATCCATGAAGGCATTCGGTGATGCTGCGTCGGCAATCCCATCGGTCGCCAAGATGATCCCACAAGGCATTGCGGAGCTCATCGAGGGCCGTTATAACGCTGGCGGCGTTCTGGCCCCGTTGATTAACCTGCATGGTGCCGGAAAAAACCGCGTCTATGAAGGTAGCTATGTCGACAAGGCGGGCATCAAACAAAACGTCACGCTCGATTTCAATAATGCAGAGCAGGCCACCGATCAGTTTGTTCAAATCCTCAAAAACCGCTTTGGTGGATCCATGGAGGCGCACGCTAAAACATGGTTCGGCCTGACCCAAAAAATGAAGACTGACTGGATGGTATTCACTCAGTTCATTATGAGTAATGGAGTTTTTGACGAGTTGAAAACCCAACTCGGCGCATTGCTGGATCAGTGGGAGGCGTTTACCAGGACGGATGATTTCCGCAGAATGATGCTATCAGCCGCCGATATTGGCGCCGAGGTTGTTGCGGTGCTGGGCCAGGTTGCGCAGTGGCTCGGAGTGATAATTGATGTCGTCGGAAACCTGTCTATGGGGGGTAATGAATTAATTACCGGCGGTTTCTTCCTGCTGCTGCTCGATGGCTCAATTGTGAAAGCGATCGGCGCGGTCGTTAAAGGCATTCAGGCGATCTCTGAGGCGGAAAGTGTCATGGCATTAATCGCCCAAGCCAATCCGCTTATCTGGATTATCGATGCTGTTGCGCTGCTGGCTATCGGCATCGGCATCCTCATAAAAAAATGGACTGATTTCCGAAATGGTATTCTTGAAGCTGGCGCGCTGAAAGACTTCTTCACCTCCGCAGGGAAATGGCTGGCTGAGTTCGGCGCTGGCTGGTTGTATTACCTCGATATTATCAAAATAAAAATGCTGGAACTTGCGGATCTGGTTGGTGGATTAGATGCGAATGGGCAAAAACTGCTGGCCGATCTGAAGAAAGAAACTGCGGGCGGTAAAGATGCGATGGAGGCGCGGGCAGGCAAAGAATTTGTGGACGATCAGGCGCATCGCCAAAAACGCGCCGATGTCATCGGCTCGGTCGCTCGTGCGCATCCTGCGTGGACCACCGAGCAGGATATTGGCTGGATTAAACAAAACCGGCCAGCAACGTACCGTGAGCTCTTTAAAGCGCCAGATAAACTGAAATCAGCTCCACCATCGCCGATCCCAACAGAGGCCAACACGCGCACTCAAGCAACAGCCGGACAGAGCCAGCTCATTAACTCTTACCGCATGGATAATGTGGTGGTGCAGGCGAATAATCCCCAGGAGTTTGCTCAGCAGATGGCTGCAGCATCAAAACAGGCATATGGCGATCACCAGGCCGCAACGCTCAATCACGGCAACGGAGGGAGAAAACCGGGATGACAACAACCATCATTGCGAATAGCGGCACATTCGAGTTCGATGTGGTTTTAGGGGAGTCTCATTCATCGCCGCTGAAGATCACCGAGAACCCCATTGAAAGCGGTTCCCTGATTGCGGATAGCGCCATATTGATGCCGAGGCCGCTTGAAATATCTGGAATAATGGTGGATTACAATCCAGACGATACGCCTTTCAGTAAGAAGGCTGATTCACTTCATGTACGTGAGCCGGATTTTATTAATTCTGTTCCTGTACCAGCGGCCCTTAAGGGGATCACCAGTCAAACGGTATCCTACGTCAACAGGACTATTGACCTTGTGGCCTCCACCGCCTCACAGTTGGTTGGTGGCGAAACCGGGCAGCGCGCTCTGGCGCCATGGTTGCCTGATCTCCTTCCGGTTGATGTAAGTGACCTCACCGTCAGTGATAAGCGTATTTCTGATGCTTACAATGCACTACGCAATATTCAGCGATCCGCTGTGCCGGTACAGATAATTACGGGCACAACCTCTTATGACTCTGTTCTGATCCTTGATGTAAGAGTGCATATCACTAAAGAAAAAGCCGCAGTTTTCACCATCCCATGCAAAGAGGTTTTCATTGTGGAGACTCAAACAGCCGGTGGTGTTAGCGTGCCAACAGGAAAGGGAAAGACCTCTGGCCGCACTACAGCTCAAACAGCAAATACCCAGAACAAAGGCGAAGTATCACCACCGCAAGTTGATATCAGTGATACTGATCCTGAGGCGCTCAAACAATCAATAACTGTGAGAGGGTAATAATGGGGGCTTTTCTTTTGCCGGTCACATCCGCGCCGCGTCAGCAGATGACATTTACTGCTGGTGGGCTTCGCGCCAAATTAACGCTGTTTTATAACCCCGTTCCTGATGGCGGGCAGTGGCATTTAGATCTTGAGGATGCCGATAGTGAAGAGGTTCTCGTTTCAGGTTATGCACTGGTATGCGGGACGCCCATTCTGCGGCGCATGACATTGCCATTTTTCTTTCGCCTGATAGATAGCAGTGGGCTCGATCTCAATCCTTATGGCGGAAACGACATGGGGATGAGGTGTAAACTTTATGTGGTGGAGAAGGTTTAATGCAGCAATATGGCAGGCAATATATTTTGCAGGTCGGTAATGAGAGCGAATCGATTCGAATAAATAACCTCAGGGTGAAATTTAAAATAAAACACACCCACGATAAAAAACCTAATCACGCCACATTCAGCATTTACAACCTTAATCCGACACATCGAAATCTTATAACCCAAAAGCAATATACCAAAGTGGCTCTGTTGGTTGGTTATGGGACGCTGGATGATTGCCGCCTGCTTTACGCGGGACAAATTTCAAAGCCAAAAACATTGCGTGAGGATATGGATTTTGTCACGGAACTGGAGTGCGACGATGGCGCCACTGATTACCGAAATGCCTTTATGAGCGTCACGCTATCCGCAGGTAGTACGCACGGCGATATCATTGAGCAATGCCTGAAGACTATGCCTAACGTCCAGCCGGGTGTCATTGGTGTTGATAGTGATGTCACGCTCACCAGAGGGCGGGTGTGTTACGGCTCGACAAGAAGCGTCATCGGCCAGATCGCAAATCACCATGATGCTGACTGGTCCATTCAAAATGGGCGACTGATCATCCTGAAAGCTGATTACTGCCAGCCGGGTGAGGCCGCGGTAATAAGCCAAAAAACCGGCATGATTAAATCACCCAGGGTAACGAACGGCGGTATGGAGGTTTCCTGTCTGCTTAATCCCATGATTCAGGTGGGAGGGTTAATCCGCATCGATTCCATTGTTGATGATTATGATGGTGACTACAAAGTAACCACTATTGAAAGTAACGGTGACACTCATGGCGAAGACTGGACGAGTGTTATAACCGCGGTTAACGGCAAATTTAAAAAGGCCAAAAAAGTTAAAAAATCCAAAAAGAAAAAGGGGGGCTGATGCTTTATCCAACAGATAACGCCTCTCTGGATTCAAGCATTGATCTGGGCAATGCAGATCAGGCGTACAACCTGCGCGTCTCTTCACCAGCTATTGTCAAATCCTTTGATGGGCGTCAAACGGTGAGTGTTCAAATGGTGGCGCATGGTCTGGATGATTCAGGTCAGGAAGAACCACTTCCGTTACTGGTAGATGTTCCCGTTCAGTTTCCGCGAGGCGGTGGCTTTGCGTTGACATTCCCGATCAAACCAGGAGATGAGGGGCTGGTGGTTTTTTCCGATCGCTGCATTGATGGCTGGTTTTCCTCTGGGGAAACAGGTGTACCGCCAGATCACCGCCAACATGATTTGAGTGATGCGATGTTTATTCCCGGTATTTCTTCGCTGAAAAGAGTTATCGGCAATTTTCGCAATGATGCGATCGTCATGCGTCAACTGGAGGGGCCTGGTTATGTGTCCATTGATGACGCAGGTAATGTGGATATTGATGGAGCCATGCTGACCGTCCATTGCCAGGCTCGGTTCATGAAGCCTGTTGTGATGGATGACACACTGAATGTGGCGGGAATGTTCACCTACACTGCAGGGATGACCGGCAGCGGAGGCGAGGGCTCTGTAGCGAGCATTACCGGTACGATGGACATCAATGGAGAGGTGACGCTCAACGGTGTGAAAGTGAGCCTTCACCGGCATCCTGAGAATGGAGACGGAGGAGGCATAACCGATGGACCACAGAACTAACAGCCCTGGCAAATGCCGGGGTTTCGCTTTTATAAGGGGTAGTGATGCGAACCCGGCGAGTTGATTCAAACAATGACTGGACCTTTGGCGCCGGAAGGCAGAGTTACGCGACGCAATCAGAAGCGGTAAGGCAGAAAGTAAAAACGCGCCTGCAGATGTTTCTGGGGGATTGGTTTCTTGATCAGGCTGTTGGCATTGACTGGATCACCGAGATGGCCAGTCGCAACATGACGACGAAAACTTTAAGCGATGCCAGATACTGCATCCTTCAAACGGCGGGCGTTCGCTCGCTGGACAAGTTCACCTATACCCAGGAATCCAAAACCAGAAAACTCTCTATTTCCGCAACCTACACCGACATTTACGGACAAACTAACGAGGTAACAGCCTGATGGGGAAGTTAACACCGCAAGGGTACGTCGCCGACCAGCTCACGGATATTTTCGATCAGTTCATGGCGGGGATGAAGGGAATTTATGGCGACGACATTCTGATTGATGCCGATGACCCAGATGGTCAGTTGACGGGGATCCTTGCGCAAATGCGCGCCGATGTTGAGGGCGTGATTCTGGCGATTTACCAGGCAAACGATCCAGACAATGCAACGGGAACCTGGCTCGAGCAGAAGGTGGCCTATGCTGGCGTTGAGCGTCAGGATGCGTCCTACTCTTACCTTAGGGATGCTCAGATTGCTGGTGACGCTGGGAAGCTCGTTAAAACGGGTTTTATCGTCAAGGATTCAAATGGCATTCAATGGATCACTGAAACAGATGCGACGATAGGCACTGATAAAACAACCCTTCATGACTTCAGGTCCCAACAGCTTGGGCAGTTCGTTGTGGCGGATGATACCGAGCTCGAGATTGTCACAATCACCTCTGGAGTAAATTCAGTTACCACCACCACACCATCGGAGTTGGGCTATGAAGAGGAGACGGATCCACAATTACTGGCACGTTTCTACCGTTCGCGCAGCAGACCGTCACAGAATACAGTCGACGGAACAGTTGGTGATCTCTTTTCCGTGCCGGGCGTTATTGATGTGGTCGCTCTGGAAAATTACACCGATGCAGTGGATGAGAATGATGTTTCCCCTCACACAGTTAATTACGTTGTGGATGGCGGAGATCAAAAAGCAATTGCGCAGGTCATTTACAACAACTGGCCAGGTACTGGATTGCAGGGGGCTATCTCCGTTCAAGTCATTCGGCCACGCAGTAAGAGGGCCGTGAATATTCTTTTTGACCGGCCAATGCCTGTTGATATGGCAGCACAAATTACAATTGGCAGAAGAAAGAATTTTACCGCAATCGACACTACTGGAATTCAGAACAATATTACCAACATGGCTTTCAATATTGGCGAATCTGTTTATCAGGATGATCTTGTTGATGAAATAAAGAAAACACCAGGTTGTTACGTCAAATCGATCCTGTATGGCCGGAAGGGCTCCACGCTAACCGATACACCGGTTGTGCAGATGGGGGCAGTAGAAAAGCCACGCTTTCTTTCTGGTGACGTGGCAGTAACCGTGACGGATGAATAAAAATGAGCACGTACTCTGATTTGCTCGTTATCCAGTATGCAGATAAACCGCGCGCCAGAGCAACAATCAATCTCCTTGCCGACCAGTGGGCGCAAAGCTTTTCTGGTGCCGCCAGCATTCCCGAGATGCTCAATATCGACACGTCCGCGGGTGTTAACCTGGATATTGTTGGAAAGATAGTCGGTCAGGATCGCACACTCTCCGGAGCGGTAGCGCGCGAATATTTTGCGTTCGTTGGCAACCCTAAAACTAAAGGCTTTCGCATATCCAAAGTGGGTGGTTCGCCATGGTATCACCACGGCGACGCGCTAAATGAATCGGTCTCTTTAACAGATACTGAAATGCGAACCCTAATACGGGCGCGTTGCGTTAAAAATTTCAGCAATTGCAAAATTGATGATGTGGAGCGCGCATGTGAACTTCTCTTTGGTGCCAGCGGATATTTATTGGATCAACTCGCCAATTCAGTTTGGCAAATAACAACTTTTAGCGCAGAGGATTTTGTTTTATTCGCTGCTAAGACACTGGGCATACTTCCGCGCGCAGCTGGCGTCCGGTACGAATTTATTGAGGGATAATCATGACCCAAGGCATCCGCCCTGATGGGCAAATTTTCGCATCACAGGCCGTAAGTGGTGAACTGGAAGACTTTCCCGCTGAAACCCGAGGCTGGGGGGTGACTGTTGACGGAAACGACGGGGCAGGGAATAAAGTCACGGATCCAACGGATGGAATCCCACCAATGGAGTGGATGAATGGAATTCTCAATAAACTGAGCGCTCAGATTTTCTGGAATATGCGCCACGCGATTCCAGCGTGGGCAACAGGAGCCTGGGACGCCGGGGCGTTCATCACCTACTCAGGATGGGTGTATTACAATGCCTCTACAGCAGAAACATCGGAGACGCCGGGATCTGGTTCGGCTTGGGTGAAATTATTCCCACTATCGGGAATGGATGGCCGATACCTGGAGATCAGTAAAAACCTTGAAGAAATTGCCGCCGAGGGTGCAACTGCACAGGGTGAGGCTCGCGATAATCTGGGGCTTAAATCTGCAGCGACTCATGACGTCACCACATCCCACACAGACGAGACGGCCGGGCATGTACTGCAGGTGGGTGATTTTGGCCTCGGTAGTGTTGCACCACGTACATCAGTGGTTGCCAGTAATAATTATGACTTAATCCCGACAGATCTTCCGTCCGGGTACTGGACGCATGTTGTGTCCGGCGGACCGTTTGCGTACACCTTTACGCTTTATCAGGATGGAGGCGCAGCGAAACAAAGCCGCCATTTAATTATTCCGTCAAGTCCGACTGGAAAAATTGCATTTCGTTGGGATGGTGCAACGGCGACGGGCAGTAAAGATTATCAATATTTCTATACTGATAAAAATAAACCAACTGCTGCTGACGTTGGGGCATTGCCAATTATTGGCGGGACGTTAACAGGTAATCTCGAAATTTCAGATGGCGCGCCTCTTTTAACATTTACGGATACAAACCAGATACCTGTTAAGAAATATATTTTTGTGTGTGATGGTGGTGATTTTCGATTAGATGAAGATAGCACTACTGGGAATAACGTATGGAAATGGTCCAGTTTAACAAATGAATTGACTATTAACGGTGAATTGGTGCCATCAAATTACGCTAACTTTGATGCAAAGTATCAAAAAATAAACACAGCTTCAAAAGCGGCAAACGGCTGGTTTAAAGATACGAACACGGGAATGATTTTCCAATGGGGACATAACACTTCTTCCGTCGTTGGGAATGCGACCGTTACTTTCCCGATCGCCTTTCCTAATGCGTGCTTAAACGTTCAAAACTCCTGGATCAGGGGCGCAAATAACCCTGGGGAAAATCCGTGGGGGTTTGTGTCGAGTTTTAACAATACAACAGCAAGCATAACGGGCGATGCTAATGGTTCGTACTGGTTTGCAATGGGGTATTAACGATGATTATTTTTTACAGTGCGGCGAGTAATGCATTCTATCCGGAAACGTTAAAGGCCACCTACGATGCCGCAGGGTCGTGGCCTACAGATGCAGTAATAGTTGATCATGATGTTTACACCGAATTTGCAGCCAATGAAGTGCCAGAAGGAAAAATACGCATAGCGGGTGATGACGGTATGCCAGCATGGGGAGACGTCCCGCCTCCAACCCATGATGAGCTGGTATCCCAGGCTGACAATAAAAAAAGCCAGCTTCTGAATGATGCGAGCGTGGCGATCTCGCCTTTGCAGGATGCTGTGGATCTCGGTATGGCAACTGATGATGAGATCGCACAGCTGAACGCGTGGAAAACCTACCGCGTAAACGTGAACCGCGTTGATACCAGCCTGGCTCCTGACATTATCTGGCCTACACCTCCAGCCTGATAAATGCGCGTGAGAAAAATAACAACCCGCCATAGAGCGGGTTTTTTTATACCTCTGGAACTCACTATGAAGCTTATCCAGTGCCAAAAGCACTGCGCTGCGCTATCAGGAAAAGGGCGCGCCAGCTGCTGTGAATATCTTATCGAATCCCGCCGACAGTGCCTCGAGTGCCCGGTGTGGTTTACCCCGAAATTTCCCCGCCATATTTACTGCTCCGATGCCTGCAGGATGAAGGGATACCGCCGCCGGAATGGGCCAAAACCCGCCGTAATGTAAAACCGTTACGCACGTGCGTAACATTCTGATAACTCGATAGAAACCCATCATCAACCTGTCTATAACCACAGTGCATATCACTCGATTAGGGGGATTTATGCGCAACCTGACAGGTGGCGATTATGACGACAACGAATACCCAGAAGACCCGAAACCGGCAAGCCCGGTTAGCCAGGGTCCATCTGTTGTGCGCGTGCCGTCTGATTCGCCGAAATGTGACGATGAGGGGAATTCTGAAATGGAACATCCGTTCAAGAATGAAGTTGAGATTAAAGGTTTTCCTGTTCCTTATCCTATGCACGGCGGCTACGGTGGTGGCTACGGCGGCGGGTGTGGATTTGGTGGGGACGGTTTCGGCGGTGGCATCGGCGGTCTGCTGGTTGGTGCGCTGTTAGGCCGTGGATTTGGCTTCGGCGGTGGCTTTGGTGGCGGCAACGGTGGTTGCGGCGACAATGGCCGCGTGCTGGAAACCGCTATTCTGCAGCAGCTGGGTAACGTACAGGCCGCCGTGCCACTGACCGCTCTGCAAACGCAGGCGCAGGTCGCAGAAAGCACCGGCAGCATCAACAACACCACGCTGCAACAGACCCTGATGCTGGGTGGCGAAATTGCCCGCGCATCGCTGGCCGGTCAGCAGGGTTTTGCCAACGTCAAAGATTCGGTCCAGAACAGCTTCGCTGTGCTGAATGCCGCAGTGCAGAACGCAACATCAGCTACAAACATCGGCACTTTGACCACTGCCATCGCAATGCGTGATGACGGCGACAAGACCCGCGCGCTGATCAGCTCTATCGACCGTGACAATCTTAACCGTCAGTTGACGGTCGCAGAGAACACGATCACCGAGCTGCGTCTGAATCATTGCCGCCGTGAAGATACCCACGGTCTGGAAATTCAGATGACCAACAACCAGAACCAGAACCAGCTGCAGTTCCAGGCTCAGGCACAGGGAATCAGTTTCCTGCATCACGGGCTGGCGGAGTGCAATCAGCTGGCACGCGCGACCAATCAGAACGTACTGGTGGGAAACCAGGGCGTGACGACTACCGGCCCGCAGACCGCCAACCCGACGAACGTAAAAGTTTAACGGTAAGCGATTTAAACCGGCCCTTCGGGGCCGTTTTTCTGGATCTGGATGTCGAGGATAGAAAATGTATCCGTATGCCAATATGCCCCAGGCGAATCCGCTTGCCGGGCTCAATCTTTTTGATCCGCAGGTTAGGCAGTATATTGCCCAGCAGTATCCGCAATATGCGCACATGCTCCCTCAGTACCCACAGCCACAATATCAACCCCAGTACGTGCAGCAGCAATATTCTGCGTCGCCGCCTACTACCCCTGATTTTGGGCTTTCGCTTGCTGAGCAGCAGTTTCTTTATCACAACGCGAACCTGATCCCGGCGTTTTACCAGACACCCGACGGGAAAGCGCTAAATAAAATGTTGGTGGAAGGGATGCAAAAAATGCTGGGGGTGAGTAGTGGCGCTAATACAGCCGCAGGGTCGCCCGCCCAACCCGGGCAGGCCACCTGACGACGGCGATTATGATGAACGGGAATCGATAGCCATGGAAGGCAAAAAAACGTCCGAATCTCGTCCGAACATGTCCGAAATTTTGGGTAACTATATGATTTTCTGTGCCTGAAAACGCATCATGATTGGGGTGTTTTTTAATCTGAGTGATGCGTATTTTGTTGAAATGAAAGGAAAAAATAAAATCGAGGAATAAACAGGAATCGTATTCGGTCTCTTTTTATCTGCATGAAAGTAAAAGTCTTTTCCTGTCTTCACTCATTGCAGATGAGGAACCTCCTGCGCCTCGGATTTAACCATACCACAATCTGGCAGGCGAAAGTCCAGCGCTTTTTGGCGGTTTTGTTAAATTTTTGTGTGGTGGCGGACGCCACCACCTCGGTTAAAAGCGGGCGTTAATCCCTTCGGCGATTTCATCCAGCAGGCCAAAACGGCGGCGGTATTCGGCGCGTTTTTTACTGGCGATTTCCTCAAGCGATTTGCGTTCCATCTGTAACGGCAGCTGCCAGCGGAAGCGGGAGATTTTCTCGCCTTCGATGGAGGCCCAGAATTCGTCATAGCTGGCGTGGAAATGGCGGCCTTTGCTCAGGCGATAGCGCAGGGCGCGGAAGACGTGGCCTTCATCGCTGACGGCGTAAATGGCTTTGATATCGCTGTGGGCAGCAAGGTTAAAAATCACCTCCATCAGCACGCGTTTTGGGAACAGGCCATGGCAGGCGCGGGTCGCTTTCTTGATCGTTTCGCGCGTCACACCGCGACGGGGACCCTGCAGCCCGCCGATCACTAACGCCGAATGATCGCCTTCCGGCACGACGCTGAAGGTCACACTCGCCAGCAGCGTCTCTTCTTCATCGCGCAACCACAGGGTGCTTTCACCTTCGCGCTCTGCTTTGCTGGCGGACGAAGCATAGACGGCGTAACGCGCGTCATCCTTCGCCTGGAAATGGACGATCGGCTGTGCGACGGGATGGGTAAGGGCATTGGCCAGGCTGGTATCTGGCAGGGCATCGAGCCACTCATAGTGGCGAACAACTGCCTCCGCGCGCTGGTTGGAATTGATACCGCGCGTCAGATACTGACGATGGGTTTTGCTCGGCAGCGTGACCTGAGCGGCCAGCAGGCGGTCGAAATCAGCGCGATGGGCCAGCGCGCTCAGCATGCGATTTGTCGAAGACCAGAACAGCAAAGAGCGCAGAAAGAACTTAATTCGATAGTCGCGCTTTCTCCAGATAGGCCCAGGGATAAGCTGACCGTTTGTCAGAGCGGAGATAATATTGGCAGGCTGTGCGTCTGGCACATCAATTTGCAGGCTGGTATTCGACACGATGGTGACCTCATTAGAATTCTGAATCTATTCTAAGGGGCGGGATGCGTCGATTTAAGAGCGGCTAAACCTTTATTCCTGCTTCGTTTAATGATGATTGAAGTTAGCAACATCATCGAGCCAGATCCTGATAAGTGTGTATTAGCTATACTTCTTCATGGAGGGGCTATGTACCAGATTCTTGAAGGTCATCACTGGCGTCACGTCTGGGTTGTGAGCGACATTCACGGTTGCTGGCAACGGCTGATGGATGAATTAAAACGCCTTCATTTTAATCCCTATGAGGATTTGCTTATTTCCGTGGGGGACCTGATCGATCGCGGCCCGGACAGCGTGAAATGTTTAGCGCTGATGCAGGAAAATTGGTTTCGCGCCGTGCGCGGGAATCATGAACAAATGGCTCTGGATGCGCTCAGTAATAATGATTTTGCACTCTGGACGATGAACGGCGGAATTTGGTTTTCTCGCCTGACGAACCCGCAAAAATTAGATGCAATCGCGCTGCTCGAAGCCTGTCGGCAATTACCCTATATTATTGAAATCACCTGTGCCAATGGGCTCAACGTGATTGCTCACGCCGATTACCCCTCTGAAATCTACGAACGGGATAAGCCCGTCAGCCGCAGCCGCGTGCTGTGGGAGCGGGGGAGACTCACCCATCTGATGAGCGGTCACGGCGAGGGGATTTCCGGGGCGGACCATTTCTGGTTCGGGCATACGCCGCTGAATACGCGTTTTGATTTCGGGAATTTACATTACATCGACACCGGCGCCGTGTTTGGCGGCACCTTCACCCTCGCGCAACTCCAGTAGCTAAAAGTCACTGTATTCCTGAGCCGGGGTCCAGAAGCTGTCGATAAACTCCTCGACCGGGTAGCAGCCGCCGTGGCGAATGCGTTGCTCTTTTTTGGAGGCAACACACTGCATTTCGCTGTTATAGACATCAATCACGATGTCATCGCAGCCGCCGTCCAGATAACAAACAAAGAGTACCAGTGCGAACAT